CGCCAAGCGTATCGAGATCGCCGCCCAGAGCGGCTACCACTTCCTCGAACGATGTTCCGCCATTAGTAGCCTCGTACAGCATATCGGCGAACCAGTCGGCGTCCCCTCCGGACCATTTCAGACACTCGTCGAAGGTCTGCGTATCGACGCCAAGCTCGGCCATGTTCTTTCGCATCTCGTCCAGAGACAGGCCGGATTTTCCTAGCTGGGTGTCCAGGTCGGTCATAGACAGAGACGCACCGTGCAGCTCTACAGCCAGCGAATCCACATCCTTCGGCGCGGTGTTGATCAGGGCCAGCCATGGAGCCATCTGGTTTTTGCCGAAGATCGCACCGGCGGCTGCCAACTGCTCCTGCTCGGAGAGTTTTCCGAAAGACTCATTCAGATTTGCCTGAACCTCGACGATATCTTTCATGGTGCCATCTGGATTCCAGATGTCATCCATCGAGATGCCGTATTTTTCCATGGCTTCTCTGGCTGACTTGACCGGGTCGGCCAGTCTCGCCATGCCGGTCTTCAGGCTGTTCGCCGCGACGTTCGCGTCGATACCGGCATTCGCCATGACGCCCATCATCAGGGCAGCGTCTTCCACAGATTTGCCGGAAGAGCTGAAGATCGGAGCCGCCACGCTCATAGCCTGAGACAAACCGTCGACATCCAGCGCCGAATTATTACATGCCGCTGCAAATACGTCAGAATAATGGCTTGCCTGATCAAACGAGTCGCCGAAGCCGTTGATCGTTGCGGTCAGGCCGGCAGACACGACATCAAGGTTGCCGCCTTCACCTGCTGCCAGGTTCATCGCCGGAGCAAGAGCCGCTGCCGCCTGTTCTGCATCAAGTCCAGCTCTTGCGAAGTTTAATGTGGCAGTTGCCGCATCGCTCATGCCGAAGGTGCTGTTTGCTGCAGCCTCTTTCATGGCATCACTGAGCAGCTTTGCCTCTGCTTCCGAGTTGCCCATGGTGGCGTTGGTCAGCTGCATGGTCTTATCGACCTCTGCAAACTTCGCCACGGCTACGCCGCCCGCTGCTGCAAGCGGTACGGTCACCTTCGCGGTCAGGTCCTGACCGACTCCGGTTATCTTTCCTCCGACATCTTTCAGATTCTCACCGGCGGCTTTTACCTGCTGTGCTGCTACGGACCCGAAGCTCTTATACTGATCCTCTAGGCCTTTCAGCTTTCCTTCGGTCGTTACGATCTCCTGCTGCAGGCTCTCCCATTCCTTGGTACCTTCGCCGACCTGAGACTGTGCGGTCTTTAATGTTTCCAGCCGGTCTTTGGTCTCTCCGATCGCATTCTTCAGGAGCTTCTGCTTCTGTGTGAGCAGGTCCGTATTGCCGGGGTCCAGCTTCAGAAGCTTGTCGACCTCTTTGAGCGACGACTGAGTGCCTTTGATCGAGCTGTCGACATCTTTTAACGCTTTTGATAATTTTGTAGTTTCGCCATCGATCTCGATGGTGATTCCTTTAATGTTCGATGCTCCCATAGTTACCTCAGAATCTGTCGAAGTCCGCCTGTGTGGCCACCTGCTTATACTCCGCGCTGTCATTGGACGACTCTGTGATGATGTCCATCACGTCACCCATATCCAGCGCGTCCAGGTCATTGACATGCAGACCGACCTGCACAGCCCTAAGTATGTACAGGGCCGTGGTCAGATCGCGGTCTGTCGCTCTCATTTTTTTTTAGCTTTTACGCTCGTCTTGCTGCCCGACATCCAAAGGTTGATGATGTCGGGTGACGCCTCCAGGACGTCATTCTGCTCGAACTGGCTGACCCAGTCGATAAAATCATCAAAGCTGATCATTTTGAAATCAGCGCCCTCTGCCTGCATTGCCATAATGTAGGCGAGCTGTGTGATCATGTCGACGTCAAAATCCTCCGCGCTCATGCTCTTAAACGACATAAGCAGATCTTTATGAAAGACCTGCTTATATCGAATAGGCGTTGCTGCGTTTCCGCAGAAGGTTATGGATCTGTCGCCGAGCTTTACAGCCCCCGTCATCAGCCTTCAGCCGTCGGTACGTATACCGCGGTATACCATCCGGCGTACTGGGTAGCGTTGTCTGCTGCGCAGCGGGCCTTGACCAGGTCATGCCCAAGGGCTGCCACGTGGATGCTGGAAGCGGTAAGGCTGATAGTCTCAGTCTGCGGCTCGACAGTATCCTCAGTGGTCTGTCCGGACACGCTCGGACGGGTTGCGGAGCAGTTATACAGAACGTGTCTGGTGTTCGTTGCGTCTCCCTCAAACTGGAAGAGCAGAGCGAAGGGGCTCGGCTTTGCATCCGCTGCCTCGACCAGGACGCCGTTGGTGTCCTCGATTTCTCCGAGGATGTCCTTGCGGAAGTCGTCCGGGATCAGTGCGGACTCGAAGTCGCCGGAGTAGCCGTTGTTGGACTGGCCTACCCAGTAGTCGATGTTGTCCGCTCTGAACTTCGTGGTCTCGCCTTCTGCGTCCAGGGACAGGGATACAGCACCCGGCCATGCGACAGGAGTTTCATAGGTTGCGCTGCCGTCTGCAGCGATGGTGGCCTTTGCGTAGTAAACGCCCTTCAGTCCATATTTAACCTTATTCGGCATTGATTAAAACCTCCATTTCATACACGGTTTCGTGCATTTTCTCAGAATCGATAAACTGCTCCGACTTGCGGTAAGCAAGCGAAGCAGCTGTCAGTGCGTCCTCGATCAGGCCTTCATAGTAGAAGTCCTTCGCGTCGGAATAGAACTCGATCGTCAGCTGTACGATCTTCTGGTAGTTGATACCGTCGGCGTACATGTCGTTCGAGTCCTCATAATAAAAGCAGATGAACGGCGGGACCTGCGGCGTGTTGTCAGGAAACTGATAATACGCATTCGGTAGGCCGAAGCCGTCGATCATGCTTGCTATTTGTTTGTACGTCATGGTATGTGCTTTACTCCCTCCTCAACTTTTCGCGGCAGCTCCTGAATGACCCAGTTTTCCACATCTTTAATGTGCGGATAAGCTTTGACCGTTCCAAATGTCCGGTGGGTGCCATTCCGGCTCACATGCCCTTTTTCGAGCAAGTGGGTGAGCCTGTAGTGATCGAGGTTATGCACAACCCTGGATTTTGACAGCACTCCCTTCGGGACGTCGTCGGCGGTCCAGTCTTTTTTATATGCACCCGTACCACCATACGGCCCGCCCGCCTGGAGTTTTTTCGCTGCCTCGTTCGAGACATCTTCCACGGCCTTGCTCAGGACCTTATAAACATCGTCGCCGTACTTCGTCAGGATCTCTTTAAGCACATTTTCAAGATCGATGGGTTTGATCGTCTTACGTGCCATTGGTCCCGCCCTTCCGCTCGCAGTAGAGCTCTATGGTGCCGTTGTTCGGGCGGTACGTCCTGTAAATGGAAAACCGCTCCCCGTCCCGGATCAGGATGCTCTGGCCGCTGTAGTCCAGCTCTGTCATAACAAAGCGGAACTGCGGGTTGAGTCCGTTTCTGCCTGCGTCGAAGATCTCACTTGCGATGATCGAATCGTAATAGCCATAGACGGGGACCAGTGTCTCCGTCTTCTGCATCACGCCGAAATCATCACGGGTATGAGTGACGGAGACGAGCTCCGCCTTGTCAGGGATCCTCATCTTGCGCCACCTTTCTCAGCTCGTCGACCTGCAGCCGGTAGTCTTCCATGTTGATCCGGATGTCGTTGGCATCGATACCGAAGCGGGACCGTGCGAAAGACCTGATACATCCGAGGGTGGAGTAATTTGTCTCGTCGTTTGCGATGGACTCATCCACCCCCTTGTTGATCATGTCAGCCCGGCACTCTTCGATGATGTCCGTGATCTCCTGGACCACATTGGCGTCCGTCGATACCGTCCGCACAGCAAACTTGATCTTATTCAGATATTCACTGCTTACGCTCATGCCGGGCCTCCTTTACTCGATCAGGTCGAAGCAGCCTGCTTGATGACCTGCATGCCGTGGAAAGCAACCAGATCAGCACCTGCGGTCTGGGTGCCCTTGATACCGATCATGGAGCGCTTGAAATAATCGCCGCCCTCGTCGGTCTCTACTGCATAGTTGCCCCACATCGGCATGTCGATCGTACCGGGCTGGCCATACAGCTGAGTGCCAGCAGTCAGGCCATCGAGGATCCTGAAGGAAGCGGCAATGCCGCCTTCCTTGATGGTGCCGAAAGTGTTGGTCTCGTCTGCGAAGGTGATCTCGTAGAGAGCTCTCTTTTCGTTGGTGCCACGGACAGCACCGAGAGTAGCCAGGTCAGCCTGAGAGATATAGAGCTTGCAAGTGCCCTTGCCCTTGATGGGACGGAAGCCCAGGACAGTACTGCGCAGGAAATTCTGATCCAGTGCTCTGGAGAAGATGGCCTCCTTGAGGCTGGAAGCCTGCACGGCTGCAAGGATCTTCGCGGATGCTGTGTCACGCAGTGCAGAAACAGCGGAATCCTCGATCGCGCTCTGGTAGTCCAGCGGGCTCTGCTTCTTGACCTGCTTGGAGATCTCATCGAGAACGCCCCACTCTGTCGGGCTGATATCTACATAGTCATAGGTGGAAGCTGTGCCACCTACTGCGGAACCTTCAGTCACATCTGCGGCAGCTGCATTTGTGGCCTTGTATGCGGCTCTCCATGTGCCGACGCCGTCAAGCGCGAAAGCATGGACATCATCTACGATGTCGCTTGCGGATGCTGCAAGGTCGCTGATGCCACCAACTGCGACCGGCTTTGCGATATGTCCGGTGGAAAGAAGCTGTCTGGTCTCCATGACCATTCTGCCGGTTCTAACGAATTCGTCTGCCTTGCTCTCGGTCTCCGGATTAGCTACCGGAGCGGTGTTCTTGACTTCAAGTGCCATCTTTGCACGTACCTCCATCTCTTCTTTGTTGAGTGCTTCTGCCTCGGCTGTGATCTCTGCGAGGCGGGTTTCAGTGACATCTGCGGAGCCAGCCTCTTCGGTGAGCTCTGCACGTCTTGCCTCGATTTCCTTGAGGCGTTCCATTTCCTTAGTCATTACTGACCTCCTTGTGGTATTTGTTGATCGCAGCAAGCGCTTTTGCCCTTGCCTCTTCTATTGCAACGCTCTTCAGTCTCTCCGCCTCAAGCTCTGCGATCACTCCGTCGCACCAGCTGCGAGCGCTGATTTCTGTTCCGTCATTTGCGGGAATGGATACGGCAGATACGTCGTACAGTTTGCGGATCTTTGTGATCGTCCGCAGGACATCGACTGCCCCGGTCTCACGATTCTCCGTAACTTCCCGCTTATCCTCATCGACTGTGAAGCCGAAGGACATCTTTGTGATATATCCGCCCTTGATCTCGTCGTAGAGCTGCCGTCCTGTTTCAGTGCCGCCCAGATTGGCGGACATGCGAAGGCCGTGCTCATCGGTGTTCAGCTGCAGCGTGTTGTTCGAGAGCCGGGCAAAAACGCGCCCCTGGTGGTCGAACTGCATGATCACGTCAGACATATCGCATTCATTGAAAGCATCCGGATCGACCTGCTCCCTGACGGTGTACCCGCTAAAGGAATACAGCTCATACGGCTCATTGAATGTGCAGGCATAGCCTTCCACTGTGTAGTCCGGTTCCGGGTTCTCCTCAGCGACTGCCCTCACACGGATCTCCATCCGGCGATACTCGCGACCGGAATTAACCTTCTCCATTATCTTGTCCAGTTTGTTCTGTTCCATTGTTTCCTCCCGGCTCGCCGACCTGATATTTGCTCATGTCGGAAGACTTGATGTAATTAAGTGATACATAAGAGACGTCCCCGTCTTCCGTCGGCGGATATCCGAGGAGCTCGAGGTACTGGTTCTTTGTGAGCAGTCCGATCTCTTTCGTGCTGTTGATGATGTTCAGCTTTGTGCTCCAGGAAGCGCCGGTCGCGGCCCCTGAGGTCACGATGATCGCGTTTCCGAAGTCCTGCTCGCGGCTTGTGAAGAGGGCCTTTGTGAACGCTTCGCCCATCTCTTCCCAGAAGGGCTCGACGATGGCGTCGAAGTAGTTCATCATGGTCTGTTCCGGAGCAGTGTTCTTCACGACATCTTCCGGGGTCCTCCAGAAAGTGTACAGGCGCTTCTCAAGCTCTTTCATCTGATCGGCATCGGTCGCCCAGGTGGAGACGCTCAGAGGCGTGTAGGCTTCCGTCGCGTCGAGTGCTACGATACCGCCCGTCTCGTCCGCGGCCTGGATGCGCTTCGTGAAGTCCTTCTGTGCCTGCTCTGCAGACTTTGTCGCCAGCATGGCATTCTTCTGCGTGAACAGTCCGTGAATCTTGTTGGAGACGTCCATGGCCTTCTGCAGTGATGCGTACATGCTCTGCACCATCTCAAGGGATCCGTCGAGGGCTTCGTTGCCCTGGCTCATGTAGGTCGCGCCGTCGTATTTTCTCCGAAGGACTACGAGGTCCTCCATGCTGACGGTCACCCGTTCACCCTCAGGCGTCCTGAGCACGACTGCATAGCCGGATCTTCCGACCAGCTTCCGGATCTCAAATTCGAGATAAACGAGCGGCCAGATCTCGACCGGATGCATCCTGTTATCCCACCGGATCCAGGCGAATGCCGTGTTTGTCACCTGTGCCTGCCAGGCCATCGCATATTTAAATTCCTGCGCGGTCATCATCGGATTCGGACGGGCGAACAGCCGCGAGTATTCGGAGTTGCGCTTGATCTGCTTGATCCGGCCGTCCTTATCCTTCAGCACATGCACGACCTGGCCGCGGGAGATGTGCGTCGCGTTCGTGTCCAGGATCGCCACGCAGGTCGCGTCACGGCTGGCGTCGGTGTTATAGTTGACCGATCTGGTCCCGTACCCGGATATGTATGCCGTGCGCCCTGTAAGGCTTTTGATAAAATTAGATAAAAATCCCATATCGTCACCTCAGGTACGGGATGATCTCATCGGTATGATTTTGCAGTCCCGTCCATGCATTCAGGAGGCTGACCATTCCGTCGATCCTCCGGTTACTTGCCGATTTAACCGGCTGTATTGATTCAATTCCATCCTTGTTCAGAGATTTGACCGCCGTATTCAGCAGGCACCATCTGAGCATCGGATTGTTCTGATAAATTATGCGGTGCTCCTCAAATGCACCCTTGAGCAGCTTCATCGGATAGGTCCATGTGAACGGACCCTGCCGGATCTTTTCCATCACGAAGCCGATCTCGGTCATCTGCGGTGCCCAGTATCCGGAAAGCGCTGCATCGTAGCAGACCCAGAGCGGCCGGATGTCGTGGAGCTTCACCATATCGACGAACCACTGCGTGACGTCGTTATAGTCCACTGTTGCGCCTGCGCAGATCTTCAGCCATCCGCGTTCTGCCCACAGTTTGTATGGGGCTTCCTTGTCTGTCCTGTGCTTTTCGTCCACCGGATCCAGTTTGCTCTCAGGTATGAAGTACTTCTGCAGGACATAATATCGTTCGTCTTTCGGCTTCATGATCAGGAGGGTCGCGCAGGTGAGGTCCGTAGTTGCCGACAGATCGCATCCGCCGACGGCATAAGAGTGTTCGAGCGCTTCCATCGGTGCGACTTCCGTGTTGACGGCTTCCTCGTATGTCAGCCAGCCCTCGTTTGTGTTCTCCGGGATATTGAAATCCTTCGTCAATACCGTCGGCAGGAATTTCGGGTCGCGCTTTGCTCTCTCGACGTGGGCCCGCAGCGTATCAAGGCTCTTGATCTTGCCGAGGCCGGGGTTCGCCTTCTCCCAGCATTTGGGATCCGTCCATTCTTCACGGCTGTCCAGCTCATAGAGCAGAGGCAGCAGGGCGTAATCATGATATCCCTCGTCCCACATGGCGACATGCGCCGCATATTCGTATCTGGCATCAAAAAAGGCCTCCCGCAGGAAGCCGTTCGTGCTGATCATCCAGTACAGGGGCTGCTCACGCTCCGCCTGGGACTGGACCAGTACATCATATAGTTTGCTGTCCTTCTGTGCGTGGATCTCGTCCTGGCACACGAAGGAAGCATTCAGGCCGTCAAGGTTGTCGGTCTTTGCCGCCAGCTTCTTGATCTTGCCGAAATTCATCTGGCAGTAAATGTCAGTCTGTCGTTTACGTTCCAGGCTCCGAAGCGCCGGAGACTGTAAACGCATGTTGACAGCTTCGGAGAAGACCTGATCCGCCTGGTCGCGGGAGTTCGCGGCACAGTAGATCTCCGGACCGTTCTCGTGATCGTTCAGGAGCATGTCGTGGAGGACTGCTGCCGTCTCGGTACTCTTTCCGCACTTCCGGCCACGCAGGTCGACGACCTCACGGAACCGGCGGAGGCCTGTGCCCTTATGCAGCCAGCCGAAGATCAGCTGCATCTTGGCGAGCTGGAACAGCTCGAAGCGGATCAGCTTCTTTCCGGCCTTGCCCTTCGACTGTCGGCAGAACTTCTGCATGAAATCGATATGTCTCTGCCCTGCTGCCTCGTCGAAATAAAACGGGAAGCCTGCAGGCGGGGCGTCCATCCATGCGCATTCCCTCTCATACACTGCCCGGATCTTCGCGGATGCCGGAATCTCACCGGATCGGATCTTCGCGAGGTACTCTTTCGGCCAGTTCGTCATTCTTGATTGATGAACTCCATAAGCTCGGCAGCTGCTGCCTTCTCATCCTCAGACGGAAGCAGGCCCGCAAGCTGGATGATCAGCTTCTGGTACGTCGCCGTGTACTTCACACGGAGCTCTGCTGCCACGCTCTTTTTAACGCCCCACTGGTTTTCGCCGTTCTGGTAGTATTCCGCGATTCCGTCCCGCATGTAAAGCA